GTGTTTGGCGAGGCACTGTGGATGAAGCAAGCGGCACCCCGTCAAGTACGATCAATCCGTATCAGTTCGTGGTGACTCAGTTCAGCGGAGGTAAGCCTTACCTTATTAGCCTGGACAAAGTTGGTAACCCGCTACAGTTCCGCGATTTTGTTGAAGACATCAACCTGGTAGACACTGATTTTCAGGACAAGACCACCACAACATTCGTTGACACCGGGTGGCAGGCAGTCACTCGCGCATTTACTTTTAACGAGCAGGTCACCACGAAGGATGGTGAGTTTGCCGAGTTCGAGTTTGACCGCAGCAACGCGGTGATCGACATCGGCGTGATCCTCGATGGAGCAGAGCAGACTGACAACCTGGCAGATGAGTTGGACACTGGCACAGGAGAGTTTAGGCTAGGTAACCCACCAGCAGTAAGCCACCCAACTATTCCGTTCGATCTTGGCAGCGGTAAGCTGAACAGGTTCAGGTACTCGATGACTCAGTACCCGGAGTTTCGCGAGTTGCAGTTTAAGTTTCAACAAAGCGGAACCGCAGGAGCAGACAGTAAGTACCTAGCACTGCGCTCAATTCACGCAGGAGGCTTTTTAAATAGCGTGGGGGTGGAATCATGACCTATGACGATAAAGTCAACGAAGCGATAAGGTTGGCCTCCAACGGCAACACTGATGCCTGGAACTATCTTTGGACTATCGCCCAGGCTTTGCGGGTCATAGACGATCTCGTCGATGAACCGGAGAAGGTTGGTGTGGAGCAGAAGTACAAGCTGGCCAACCTGCTTCTGGTGGAGTTGCCGAGCAACGCATTTTTCGATCAGCACAAGCCTTCTCTCCTGGCAATGCACCTGACGGCAATCAACGCCTGGATAGACAGCAATGACTGGATGGAGAAAGACAAGACGAGGAAGACATACGCTTTAGTGATACGCGACCAGATCACCGAGTTGGTGATGCTTGTGGCATATCTAACAGGAGGCAATCAGCACATGAGAAACGTGAGTTTAAAAATCAGAGAGTTGTTCTTGAAGGAGGAATTTTAGATGGGGATGTATTCAGATGAAAAACCTGATGCACCAAATGTGGCAGGTGCCAACGAAGCAGGAGTCTGGGCAGATGCCAAGACGATTGGAGTTAGAAAGCTAATCCAGGACGCAGCAAAGTTTGGCAAGAAGATCACTCTAAAAGTTCCGAGCTTCGACGCGCAAGGCAACAAGACCGGAGAGGAGGAGGTGACTTATGACTTCTCTGGCTTCAGTGACGCAGATTCTACCCGCGCAGACCTAGAGTTTGCCGCAGAGTCAGCAGACAAGATGGCTGCCACGATGCTTGATGTGCAGAAGAAGTACGGCAAAGACTTCATCACGCAACGTATGGAGGAACTAAAGGCAGCCGATCCGACAGGCTACGAGGTAAGGCAGATGCTGGGTGAGGCAGCCAAAGAAGACTTAGTACTAGGATCGCAACTCTCCCCAGAGATGAGGAATCAGGTTGAGCAGCAAGAGAGAGCAGCACAGGCAGCCCGAGGCAACATCTACGGATCGGCACCTGCTGCCGCTGAGGCGATGGCAGTCGGAGACGCAGGGTTTCGCATGAGGCAACAACGCCTAGCAAATGCTGCATCGTTTTTGAGCGGCACAACGCCGGTCAGTCAGTTTGGCCAGATCAGCGGGGCGCAGGGAGGAGCATCACCGTTCAACCCGGTAGGCATTCAGTCAGGATTAACTCTGAACCCCAACGCAGGTTCCCAGGGACAAGAGTTCGCGATGAACACGTTTAACCAGCAGATGAACTATGCGGCTAATCAGCAGCCGATAGGTATGCAGTTGTTAGGCATGGCAGCAGGCATTGGCGGCCAAGCGGTAGGAGGGCATTTTGCCGGGAAAGCTATGAAGCAAACTTGCCACGTTGCCAGAGAAGTGTTTGGGAGCGACAACCCAGAGTGGGTGATGTTCTTCGAGTGGAAAGAACTGAAAGCACCTGCCTGGTTCCGCAAGTTGTACAATCGCTACAGTGAGGTTGTGGCTGAGTTTATCAGCAACAAGCCAAAGCTGAAGAACGTCATCCGTAGCTGGATGAGGAGGAAAATAGCATGAGCGCAGGATCAGCATTTGCGAGTGGGCTAAGAGCAGGGCAAGCCATCTATGACAATGCCGTCAGGAACGCGATGGCGCGGAAGCGTTTTGACATGGCGAAAACCGAGTTCAAGTACCAGCAAGCACAACGCAAGCAGGCGATAGAAGACGAGGTGGCAGCGACAACTGCTTTTGATAAAGCGAAAGACTTCTTTGGATCAGGCGAGCTAAAACTCAAAAACCAGGCAGACCGAGATACATATAACAATGTGCTACTGTCAGTTGAGCCTGAGATCATGAGGCACAAACCTACTTTTGATCAGTACGAGCGATTCATCAAAGTATTTGAGGAGAAAGAAGGTTTGCCTCTCATGAGAGATAGAGAGAGGAAGCAGAGAACTATAATCGCAAACTACCTAGACAACTCAAGCGAGAAGGAACCTCTCTACAAGCGCGACAAAGATAACAACTTCATTCTGAACACTGAAGGCAAGCCGCAGGTTGACATGAGCGGCATGATTCAGTTCAACCTCAAGACTGAGGCAGACAGGCAGCGTCAACTGAAGGACATCGAGTTTGGCGGTGGAGGCATGGAGAGATTCTTTGGCTCAAACCCAAGCAGTCTGTCACCTGGATTGCGGGAGCGTTACATCATATTCCGCAATGACTACTTTGACACAATCAAGCAGGGAGGCAAAAACGAAGACATCGTTGAGGCATCATCTGTTTGGCATGAAAAGCCCGGAGCAGATCAGCAAAAAAGCCTTGGTCAGTTCAAATTTACGTCTGACAGAATAGCTGAACTTAAAAGGAAGCTTGAAGGTCAAACTACCGGCCCTATTGCGGGATTGTGGAGAAAGTACAAGGCTGGATTAGGATTAGATGACAAAGCCCGAGAGATCGAGGCACAGATCACAAAGATCATACCCGGTTTGGCCCGAGGAGTATTTGGCGAGGTTGGAGTTCTGACTGACCAGGATGTCAAGATGTACTCCAAGACTATTGGCAACCTAACAACACCGGAGGAAGTCAATGACGCTTTGACAAAGGCAGCTATGGACATGGTTGCAAAAGGCTTTGAAGACAAGTTGGTCACTATGGCAAAAAGTAGAACGAATGTATCAGGATACTTGAGCCAACTTAAAGATGTTAAGTCAAAGCTAAAGACGGTTTTAGGAGAAGAAGAAGAATCACCTGCCGCAAGCGTTGAGGTTGATAACCTGCAACTAACTGACGATGGTCAACCAGTCATCAGCGAAGAGTTGGCAGAGCAGTTACGATCCACAAACGCAGACACAGTCGAGGTGGTAGACCAGGCAACCGGCACCAAGCGCAAGATCAAGATCAACAGAGTTCAGGCACCTGCTGCTCCGACACCAAACCCACCGGCACAGCCTCTGGGCGAAGGTTATGACGCTTTGTTCGGGCCGGGTTCGATAGACGCATCTCAGTCTGAAGCGACTACTGCCACGAGAGACAGGAGGCAGCAGATCGAGACTAGGCTACAGTTTTTAAGAGACAGCTTGAGCGAGTTGCCATCACCTCCAAATGTTCAACCCTCTTATGTGCCAGTAAGCCCCGGAATATCAAAGGCTGACAAAGGCACAGCAAAACAGAGAAGGATGATTATGGAGGCTATCAAGAAGAGTGAGGCTGAACTGAAAAAACTCTGATGGCTGACACGCTCAAACCTGACCCTAGTAGAATAGCTCGCCGGTTGTCATCCTCGACAACTGGGGAAGAAGAAGTTTTTGAGTACGACCTCCTAGAATACGAACCTCAGCCTCTGCCAGAAACTGAGGAGGTTGAGAATGTCGAGTACGAGGAGGTCATCGACTACATCGACAGAACTGGCAAGAAGGTCGAGGTGCCTGTCTACAACGAGTCAGGCAAGAAGATTTACAGACCCACCTACCGGGCTGACGTTACACCTGAAGGAGAAAAGCAGGTTGTCATGACTCATGACGAGCGTGGCATCATGACGTTTGACGAGTGGAAGCGCAAAAGCGAGGAAGGCGTTGACTGGTGGCCAATAGCCAAGGAGGCAGTCGCTGGGTTGGCCCGAGGCTTCACCAAGATACCTGGCAAGATTGAGAAGGAAGGCTTCATGGAGGCATCTGCCAACATACCTGAGTCGTTCCTGGCAGCCACAGAAGGACTGAAGCTGATTGGGGGAGGTGTTGGCAGATTTGTAGCCAAACCGTTTCGCACTGATGAGGAGGAGGACGTTGCTGAGTACGATGCTTACAAAGAGTTTGGCAATCAAATCTTTAGACAGCTTGAGCAACGTAAATCGCGCATGGGCGATGTGGCTAGGTTGTTTGGGGCTGAAGACCTAGCTGCCGTTTACGATGACGGCATTGACCCAGAGATAGCCGACTCTCTCAGCCTAATCTTCGACCCAACCTACCTAGTCGGTGGAGGCTTGGTAAAGGTTGGTGCGGCAGCAGCAAAGCAGGCACCCAAGGTCACTAACAAGTTTGCAAAGAAGATGATCCAAACTGCCGGTGCTGCGGCAGGATCAAAATCGGCAAAACAACTCGGTGAGTTTTTAGCCAAGCCGGTCACATCTACTGTTAGCGGGGTTGGCACAGGCGTAGAGAAGGTTGGCCGAGGTGTGCAGAAGATAGGTGAGGCAGGTGCTAAATTCGCTGAGAAAGCACCTAAGACTGCAAAAGTAGCACAGGCAGCAGTTGGTGCTGGTGCCGGTGCTGGCACTGGTGCTGTGTTGGCACCAGAAGGTCAGGAAGTTTCCGGTGCGCTTTATGGTGCGCTTGGAGGTGCGTTTGGAGGCAAGTATGCACTTAGCTCAAAGACAGTCATCGGGGCAGGTGAGAAGATCGAGAAGAATGCACAACGCCTTGGAGGAGCAGCACAAGCCGCAAAGATCAACTCACTACGGACTAGCGGTTTGGGCACAGTTGCCAAGATTCGGCCGATGCGCGAGGAGGTGGCAAAGCAGTTTGTCACTTTGGACAACCGAGTAGCTAACAGACTTATATCTGAAGCAGGCAAGTTGGCTGACACTGCTGTGATAGGTGCAGGCATGGGGGCAGGGATAGGTGCCTTCATGCCGTATGACCCAACTAATCCTGGCTACATTGCAGGCATGGCACTGGGCACACTGGCAGCACCTGCTGGCATGTACTCAGCGGGGGCGTTGAACCAACTTGCCAGAGTTGAGTTGGCTAAAGGTGCCGTACCTGATGCTGGGTTGAGGTTGCGTCTGAAGGAGACTCCGATGCACCAACTGGCATCTGAAGCAGTGGTAAAAAGATTTCTCTCAGCATTACCTGATCAGCAACGAGTGAGGTTTGTTGACCCGGATCGAGGTCTGTCAGTTGCTGACCTAGCCAACCAGGCTGAGGCAGTTGATTTGTTTATGGGCGCAATGCGCGACAAAGGCAAAGACGTTAATTTCTTTATCGGCAACACACCTGAGATACTTGAGAAGACAGGAGGAACTGCGCGAGAAGGTGTGGCAGGTTTCTATGATCCTGACAGCAATACAGTCTTTGTGAACACAGACGCAGAGACTCCAAGCTTCACACTGTTTCATGAGCTATTTCACCCCACAGAGAGGTGGAGTGCGATGCGTAAAAAGGTTGATGCAGACACAGGTGAGACAGTTAAGTCTGATCCGCTTCAAGACATTCAGACTGACCTGGCACAGACTATATTTGGCACCTACGGGCCAGACGGCGATGTGATTCAGCCTGGACTCTACAGCAAGGAGGACATGCTGAGTTTTGCTGATCAGTACAACAGCAGACTGTACCCAGACTTGGCTAGTGAGGTGGTTGCTAAGAAGGCAGAGATAAAAAGAATTAAACCTGAGAATGCTGATGAGTTAGCGAAACAGCAAGGCGAGCTAGATAGACTTTTAGAAACTCAGAAGGATAACCAGAAAGAGTTGGAAGCATTTGACGCACTGCCAGACGCTACCAAGCGCGACTACATGGCGAGGGAGTTGATGTCCGACTACTTTGCAATGTTTGGCGAATCAGCTAGGCACGGCATCATCCGCAAAGCCAGGAACATCACGCTCAAGAAGGATTACTTCAAAGATAAGTTCCTCGGCATGAACATCGACAGGCTGAAGATGGCAACGCTTGGTAATCTGCGGAAGTTGCTTGAGGGTGCAGGAGTAGAGTTTGACCTGGCAGGCAATCCGCGAGGAGAGATGACTGCCACAAGTGCGTTGTTCAAAGACCGAAAGACTGGTCGCGAGTTGGTCATGTCACCACAGATTGAACACCTCCTCGCACAGTACATCACGGAGAAGGACAAGCTAGTCAACCGAGTGTCTGAGACTGACGATGTAGGTGGCTCAGAGATTACGCTGAGTGCAAAAGACGTTCTCAAGAAGAACCCGGACGGCACACCTAAGATACCAGAAGCTGAGATCAAACGGTGGGCAAGTAGCGGGTGGCTCAAGACTGACAAAGAAGGCAACGTACTCAACTCGACAGGTGGCAGGTGGCAGCCCGGACAAAGACCGGCATTCACAACTGCCAGAGAGAGAACGCGCATGGACAAGAACCGAGTTGCGGCACTTGTCACTGCGCTAACTCCTGTCACCCAGAAGATTGACGCAGACGCTCCGTTCGAGCCAACAGTCAAATCGAAGGATACTGAGACTGGCACAAACTTTAGAGGCAGCTACTTCGACGAGCAGCAGATGGATGCCATCATGGCAACGCCTGATGATGTCATTGATTCTGAG